GAACTATGACATCACGTACAACGACTGTACGTACATCAGAGTTCAAGTCGGAGCAGCTAGTCCAAACTGCTCCCCTGGGTGTCAGGCCGATTGGGTCGCTTCGCAGCGGTCTACAATCGGATATCAAACACTCGGTCCTTGGTGGAGACCGTTTAGCAGTATACGATAACTGCCCAGGATGTATCATTGACGAGAAGGCGGGGGGTACGGGAACCCCCGCTCAGGATCCGAAGGAACGGTCCGCATTGTCTTTGGTTGAGACGGTCCGAACACAAGCGTGTGCCGGACTAGAGGTTGCATCCCCTATTGTGCGAGTTGTTGAATCTCTGATTCTACCATTTGTGGCGAGGCGCTCGTTGAGGAGCGAGTGGTTCTCAGCCACCGAATTCCGGCGATTTGTGAAGTCGATCCGAAACACGGTTTTGGTCCTTCGCGAGGTCGCCCAAGAAGAGGAAGACGCCGAACAGACTTTTTGTAAGTACTGGTTTGACGTCTACACTGTTCTAGTCTTCCAAGACTCAACCATGCCCCCTACGGCGAACGTGGGCAAGGGTAAGGTCCTGTTCTCAGGTTGGTGTAAGAACTTCGTGAACCGAGCGATTCTCAAAAGAGATCGCGCTTTCATCTACTCCCTCTCGAAGGGAGCGAAACAAGCTTGGCCTATGTTAGGCGAGCTCAAGAAGAAAGCGGCTTTGGAAAAGCATCGGAAACGTTTCACGGAATGTCATGGTGGTCTACCTGCTGATTTAGCAGAGATGATTAAGAAGGTTTCCAAAACCGTCTTTTCACACCATGGCGAACCGAAGAAGTTCATGCCAAGCGCTAGCGCGAACCTGCAAGCGTCCTACAAAGAAGGAGGAGCTACAGCTTTGTTCGCGTGTTGCGCTAAACCAACAACGCCCGTTTGGGCTGACGAGGTCTTGACTGCCAATGCGCAGGGACCCCGGCAACCGTTTCTACTGTTTTCTACTACGCATCAGTTATCGAAGAATATAGCTACATGGCGAAACGAACAGCACAGGAACGCATACGACCACGTCATTCATGGTTCCGCAGAACACGATTTCCACTTTGGAGGCCGAAGGCCTGTTGAAGGGGAAGAAGGGTTCGAACGGATAATCCCATGGGCTGACGTCGACGACCATGCCTGGCTTCTGGAAAAACAATCTGTTTATGAAGAAGAGAAAATGGGTATGGGTGGATGTTTCGAACAAGTCGTAGGTCGACGAACTGGCATAATACATTGCCCAATGTTCGATCTAGAAGTCGTAGCAATTGCCGAGCCAGGTAAGTACCGTATTATCACCAAAGGAAACGGATACCTCTACACTGCGCTACAGCCCTTACAAGGACTCATGCTTGATCAATGGAAAAAGGATCCTGCTGCTACAATGCTGCACAGTGATCTGACCCAAAAAGTCCAAGAAATCGAGGACCTCTGTCCGGATCTACCGCTATGGTGCTCTGTAGACTATGAGGCCGCGACTGACCTGCTGAAGAAATCAGCTACTCTATTGGCATATACAGGAGTTGAGCATTTTCCCTTTGCCGATCTGGGATTACTCTCCTTCTCTCCCGGACTCGCGTCATGGCCGGAAATGGTCACATATGGAAAACACGAGGGGAAAATGTTCCTAGGCGGTGGTTGGGGGTACCACGCACTCCATGTTGATGCCCAACCGATGGGCCATCCTTTGAGCTTTCCGCTCCTATGCGTCATCAACAAATCTGTGCTACAGTGTGCCCTCGATCGCTGGGTGATTCTCGCAGATACGCAAGCCGAAATTCTCCGTCGTAGAGATATCGCTAGACGTATGGTAAAAGCAGTTCTCGTCAACGGTGACGATATGCTATTCAAATGCGAGCACTCCTTCTACGAGGTTTTCATGAGGACTGCGACTGATGCTGGCTTGAAGATTTCAATCGGCAAGAACTATCTCAGTCCAGACACCTGCATGATCAACTCGCAGATTTTCGGTGTTAAGGCCAACAAAGTCACTAGGTATGGTTATCTCAACCAGCGCCTAACTTCTGGCAACAACATCAAAGATGGAGTGAACACCCTTGCAACCCCCACTCAAGTGGGGCGAGCCGTCAACGACATGATCGCCTTGGTCCCGTGGACTCAGTGTGTGATTCCTATGGTGTTCCGACGGTGGAAGGAGGATTCGGTCAAACATGGCCTACACTTCACACCCAATTGGTATCTTCCTGTTCATTTGGGAGGGTATGGCATCAAGCGTGAATACGCTCCCAAGGATCTACGGATCACGCGCGACCAACGCCATGTCGCTGCGCAATTCGTTTTGAATCCCTGGCTCGCCTTGTACCGCCAGGAGCTTTCGGAAAAGCCCGGCCTACCATATCGGACGCCTTCACTGAAGTTCATGAATACAGTGGGTGAAATGGAGATGCTTCCGGGGGGCGTGGCCACTGTTCTTTCTGAACAGTATGGCTACGACACGGACCGCGACGAATGGGTAGGACGTCTTGCCTACATCAATCGCGCTATGCACCTTCACCAGGTTACCGTTGAGAGTGACGCTGCAATGATTGCGCGTGTCCTCCCGCCAAAGAAGAGATGGTTCAAACCTCTCTCCCTCTCCGGTTTGGAGAAATATTGGTCGGTTCGGTTCATTCCAAAATCCCGCTACCCATGCCCCAGCCTGCCTGTGATTCCTACACGCGTTCTCCCTGCGGATGTTTTCAATCCCGCGGTGAATCCCAACGCAAGGGTTCATGAAGAGTACTACGTAAGCGTAGCGACCCTCAACCTCTTTGACGCTTTTGAGCGTCGTCGAGTCCCTTGCCCGGGTGGTGTCTGGCCAGTCGTCTCACTGCCGGACAATCAAGCGTATACCGAATGAAAATTCGGGTAGGAGGACCTGAACAAGTCCTTAAACTATTCTACGGGGTTGATTCCTATAATAGCCCAAAACGGTGGGTCGTAGCGCTTCAGCAGCGTAACCTCCCTCAATACTTCCGTGCTATACAGAATGCCGAGAGACTTCACGGCGCTTCCTGTTCGTGATCGTGACGTGAGATCCACCTGGTTCCGACCAGGCATTCTTCAACACGTCTATCTAATCACCCGTCGTAAACCAAAACGATGGACAGGTTTGGAATTGATGTAAAGTCCCCCTAGCTGTAGGGGCATCCCGTGAGACAGCGCGACATGACAACAGTTCATGCCTCACAGGGGGCGCCTTCCTTTGGCGCTCACGCTCAGGTGTACTGGTCACCTTCGGATCATCAAATGGTCCGTAAAGTTCCAGCCCCCCAACCCATCGATTTCCTCGGGCTCGTGGAGCAAGCCTCGGAAGTTGTGGGCCCGTCTTTTTGTAGGTGGTTCATTCATGACCCCTACGCACCGACCGGACGTCGCTATCTTCCTGACAAAGAACCTTCATGGTTCTCACACAACCCCCAACGTTGGGACTGTGACAGGAGACCGCGATTATCCCAGCTTGGCTCCACACATGGGAGCAAAACAGAGTGTGATGACCACTACTCGCAAGCAAACCATCCTGCTCGTCCTGCAGGATTGGGTCGGTTGGCCCTTGCCGGGGCAGCTTCAGCTCTTCATGCTGCCTACCGGCTTGGTGGCCAGTTCCCTGCTGCTCATGACAGTCGAGGACGTCTCATAGAGGTTCTTCCAGGTGGAGGAGCATCTTTTGGAACGCACGAACTCACCAACCCCCGCCTATCTAGGCTGCGGAGTTCTCATGGTGAGGTCACGGAGGGCGACGACATGCCCCCAAAGAAGCAGGGTTCGCAAAAACGGAAACCCATCACTAGGAAACCACAGAAACCTAAAATTCGTAGCCGACAACAACAGCCTAGGCAAACAGCTCAAGTCATGGCTCCTGTCGCCCTCGGTACCGCAACCACCTTCACAAAAGGTCAAATGCGCCAAACCAAGGATGGCATGATCCTTCGACACCGCGAGCTAGTCTATCCGAACATTGCTGGTTCGGTAGCATTCGCCGTTCAGGCTTCTATTTCCGTGAATCCAGGATTGCTAGCTAGCTTTCCATGGGCGTCTCCCATCGCTACTCAATTTGAACAATACCGTGTTCGGCGGTTGACAGTTGAGTATATTCCGAGTTGTCCTTCGACAACCCAGGGCGACGTAAACATCACGGTCGACTATGATGCCTCAGATCTTCAACCGACATCTGAGGTTCAGGCTGTAGACACAGTTGGAGCTCGTCAGTTCCAGTGCTGGATGAACCAATCCGTCTCCCTTGACACAAAGGATATGATGGCACTTGGTCCTCGTCGTTTCGTACGCGAGGCCCCTATCGGAGGGGACATCAAAACGTATGATGTGGCAAACATCTACATCAGCACCCAAAACATGACTAGCACAGCGAACGTTGGTAAGATCTGGTTGAGCTACGAATTCGAGCTTTTCGTTCCCCAGACACAGCAGCGCAAAGCACCTCCCGCCGCATTTGGCGCGGTACCTGCTAGCTTCTATATCAACGCCGTGAACCAACCTCTCATCTCTGGAAGCCAACCAGTCGTATTTGGAACAATGATCTATGACTCCCTCGGCTGGGGTCCAGCTGGAACAGGATTTCTCCCACCAGCAGGTCGCTACGCGATCACTTTCAGTTGTTCCATCGAAGACGATGCTCTTGAACCTTTTCAGGTCGAAGCACAATTCTTCCGAGCTGGATTGGGGTACCAATATGCCTGGACGAGCGCAAACGGCGGCGCCGCAGCGTCCAAAGGGAACCTTACGGTAACTTCTGTTCTAGCCTTCAATGGCTCACAGTTGTTCGCCGTTCAAGTAACCCTTTATACAGGCACATCTCCGTACATCCTAGATGGTTCAGCAGCCCTCACGATTCTACCGGTGAGCTAACACCCAACTTCCTCGTCCTGGTCATGACAGTAAACTGACCCCTCGGTATGAGGTTCAACGCCCCGGTTTGTTGTCTGACCGGCGGTATCTCGCACAACGTCAAAACAGACATCTGGGTACGTATACAGTACACAACACAGTCCAAAAGGAACACAATGTTTCTATGTCATTGGGTCCGTTGACCCCTACTACGAAAAGAGGTGCGACAGTAGGTTGGTAGCCTGCTGGTTTTGATGTACACTCGTCGAGTAGAGCTTCTATACAATGCGAAACAGGGGGGTATCGAATGTTTTGGAGGCCATCGCTATTTGATGTGGGTGATGAACCCGAAAAATGGCTAATGCTGAAATGTCTCCTATATATCTTGGATGTGAGGTGAACTCTGCGTCGAAAATCACCTCATTTCATAGATACGTCGCAATTCAATCGCTTTGTCTGGCTGACGACCTCACCTGATCCCTAGGGATTGGAGACTCGGTCCTCGTTGGAGAAACAAAGTGGTAGAATACGACAGGAAATTCATTCAACCATTCCGCTGCAGAGCAGGGAGCTATGCGTATGTTTATTGTGTGGGCTGAAAAGTGAAACGGCTTCCACTACGAACTCAG